AATAGAAGATGGAATAGCCGCTCAGATAGCTGCAATGGCTAATCCAACAACGGCAAGTGGAATAACTTGGTAATATAACAGGAGGACAATATGACCGAAGAAAAAAACATAATAACTATAAACGATAAAGAATACAATATTGCTGATCTAAGTCAAAATCAACAGTATTTTATAGCTCAGATAAAAGATCTAGAAGCCAAAGGAAATAACCTTAAGTTTCAATTAGATCAAATAACAGTGGCAAAAGATTCGTTTACTCAAGCTTTAATAAAGTCTGTTGAAGAGGTAAAAGATGAAACAGAAAATGGAACTGACACCTGAGCTACAGGTTAAATTAGAACTTGAGGCACATGAAAAAGAGTGTGCCTTAAGATATAAACAAGTAGATGAAAAGCTTTGTGCATTAGATAAACGTATGTGGAGACTAGAAGCAATGTCTATGGCAAGTACATTCGGTGTAATTGCCTTGGTCGTAGCAATAGTAATGAAGTAATGGAACTCGTCTTTGCACTCATAACATATTTGGGGACAGCAAAGATCGATACAACTTATTTTAAAAACATAGATGATTGTTTTTATTTTGCAACGAGAATAAATAGTAATATAACAATACAGCAAGATACACCGAGGAAATATGTCGCTGTTTGTGAACCAAGTAAAGTAAACAGTAAAACAAAGGTGTACTAATGATAGATCCAGTAACCGTATCACTGGCAGTAGGGGCAGCAAGTAAAGCTTTTTCTGCTATTAAAGCAGGCTTTGCTGCAGGTAGAGACCTAGAGCAAATGGCTGGAGACTTGACAAGATGGATGGGAGCAGTATCAGATGTTGACAATGCAGAGAAACAAGCAAAGAACCCAGGAGTGTTTGATAAGTTATTTGGTAAAGACTCTGTTGAAGCAACTGCCTTGCAAGCTTACGCAGCCAAGAAGAAACTTGAGGAACAAAGGTATGAACTCAAGATGTTTCTAAACATGACACATGGTCCAGGAGCATACGATGAGTTACTGGCTATGGAAGGTCGAATAAGAAAAGAAAGACAAAAACAAGTTTATGCACAACAAAAGTTAAGACAACAAGTAGCCGATGGCATTGCTATATTTATTCTTATAGCTATTGTTGGTGGCTTTGTAGCAGCATTAGGAGCAATGTGGTTAGGTAAATGAGTGTATATGAGGACGGTGACTACAGACTAGAGCTTGATAAAAAAGGTAAAGTATACTATAAAGATATGTTAGCTTTTATAGGTGATACGCATATTGCCATGTCAATGTTCTTGAGAAAGAGTACTAATATTGATATTAATTTAAAACTAAAAAAGAGGATAGGTAAGGGAGCATGAAATGGTTAAAGAAAAGTTATTACAAATTAAGTTTATTAAGTATATTTATAATGTTATTAAGTTCATGCGGAATGGTTGTTGCAAAAACAGCCAATGTTCCTGTAAGTTCTAATCACTGCCACTTGGAGCACATATAATGCTTACTGCTTTAATAGGACCAGTCAGTAATCTTCTTGGTAAGTTTATAGAAGATAAAGACATGAAGAATAAACTAGCTCATGAAGTAGCTACTATGGCTGAGACACACGCTCAAGAGTTAGCCAAAGGACAACTAGCAATTAATCAAGCAGAAGCTAAACATAAGAGTATATTTGTAGCAGGTTGGAGACCGTTTATAGGGTGGACATGCGGTATTGCCTTGGCATGGCACTTTGTACTAGCACCTGTAACAATATTTCTTTGTGCTTACCTTGGAGTGGTGATACCAGAACTGCCTACCTTTGACATGGGTTCGCTTATGACTGTTTTAATGGGAATGCTTGGTTTGGGTGGTCTTCGTACATATGAAAAACAAAAGGGATTGACTAAATGAGATGTGAAACTTGTGCATTATATGAATGCGATTTAGAAGAATGTAATTGTATTTGTCATAAGGAGACTGATTATGAATGGAAAAAAGAAAGTACCTTTGAAGAAGGGAAAGACATCGACAGTTAATTCTTCAGGTAATTATACAAAGCCTGGGCTACGTAAAGCAATATATCAAAGAATACTTGCAGGAAATAAAGGTGGTAAGCCTGGACAGATCTCTGCAAGGAAAATGCAGATGGTAGCCAAGGAGTATAAGGCTAAAGGAGGAGGATACAAGTCGTAATGGCATTAACTAAACAACAAAAAAGTCTAAAGAAATGGACAAAACAAAAATGGAGAACTAAAAGTGGGAAGAATTCTATCCAAGGTAAGAACGCTACTGGCGAGAGGTATATGCCAGCTTCAGCTATACAATCTCTTACATCAGCTGAACACGCTTCAACCACTAGGGCAAAAAGAGCGGCTATTAAAAAAGGTAAACAGTTTGCAGCAAACACTCCTGCAGCTAAAAAGAAAATAACTAAAGCGAGGAAGGCATGAGTAAACTTATAGAGACACTAAGAAGACATGAAGGCGTAAAAAACACACTCTACAAATGTACCTCGGATAAATGGACAATAGGTGTAGGAAGAAATCTAGAAGATGTAGGATTGTCTGAAGAAGAAATCGATATGTTACTACTCAATGATATAAAAAGAACAAAAGAACTTATGGATGATTACATACCTTGGTATAATGATCTAGACGAAGTGAGACAAGAAGCTCTTATTAACTTTGTATTTAATGTAGGTATAGGAACTGCTATGAAGTTCAAAAAGGCTATGGCTGCATTAGAAGCTCATGATTATGATACAGCAGCTATTGAAATGATGGATTCAAATTGGGCTAAACAAGTAGGTAGTAGAGCAGAAGAAGTTACTCAAATGATAAAGACTGGAGAGTATCAAGACTAGCATATAAAACGCCCTTTAAGGGGCAGTCCGTCATTAACAATAGAGGTAAGAATATGCTAAGAAATAGAAACTACGAAGGTCCAACTATGACCATCGCTCAAGAAATAGATGAAATGAAATACAGACAGAAGGGAGAGACCTTCGATGATAAGATAAAGAGGATAGCAAGAACACTTTCAGATGGAGACGAACATAGATTCGTACTAGAAGATATATTAGGAGAAATGAGATTCTTACCTGCTGGTCGAGTACAATCAGCCATAGGCTCTGATCGTATTACTACTGCTTATAATTGTTTTGTATCAGGAGATATAGACGATAGCATGGAATCTATCATGCAGAGAGCAAGTGAAGCTGCTGAGACCATGAGAAAGGGAGGAGGCATTGGATACGATTTTAGTAAGCTCAGACCTAGGGGCGATCATATTAAGTCTCTCGATTCAAAGTCTAGTGGTCCTATTTCTTTTATGCAAGTGTTTGATGCAGTGTGTCAAACGATTGCTAGTTCTGGTCACAGGAGAGGAGCACAAATGGGTGTGCTTAGGATTGACCATCCTGATATACTTGACTTTGTACGAGCTAAACGTAATAATGATAAGCTTACAGGGTTTAACATATCAGTCGGGATTACAGATGCATTTATGGAAGCTCTGGACAGTGGGTCTGACTACGACCTTTACTTTAATGGTGAGCATCGTGGCACTCTTTCAGCCCAAATGGTATGGGATGAGATAATGTCTTCGACTTGGGATTGGGCAGAGCCTGGAGTTCTCTTTATTGATCGTATTAAAGAAATGAATAACTTATGGTATTGTGAAGAGATCTATGCAACTAATCCTTGTGGTGAACAACCACTACCAGCTTATGGTGCTTGTTTATTAGGATCATTTAACTTGACTAAATATCTTGAGAAAGATAGTAGTGGTTATGTTTTTAACTTTGATCAATTTAAAAAAGATATACCTGAAGTTGTGAGAGCCATGGATAATGTCGTTGATAGAACTATCTATCCATTAAAAGCACAAGAAGATGAAGCAAAGAATAAAAGACGTATGGGATTAGGTGTTACTGGTATGGCAAATGCTGGTGAAATGCTTGGCTATCCATACGCATCAAAAGAATTTATGACATGGGCAGAGAAAATCTTTGCATGTCTAAGAGATAACTGCTATAAAGCCTCTGCT